AAATATATAAAAAGGGTATAGTTTCTCCTGCACTTTCTACCCCCTTTGCTACTATATAACTACCTTCCCTTTACTATTGCCAGTTTAGAATAAAAGTCTTACCTTTGTACCAAAATAAATAAGTATATTATGGGTGGAGGACTTAAAGAAACTGCTGTGCTTGTACTTATAAGCATAATTTTGTGTTTGTCATTAGCTATGACAATATTTGCCTATATAAGGGGAAATATAGCCTATATAGGTACTTTAGTAGGCGTTGTAGGCTTTACAATACTACTGATTATGGGCTTAAAAGAGCGTTACGAGAAGTAATAACATTTGCATAGCCATACCTAAGAGGCTTAAATACAAACCTAAAACAGAAAGCCTCTTATATCTTCTTTCTTTTTCGTGCATTGGGGTATTTTGTTTCTCCAATGCTTCTCGTTGGTATAAGTATATTCTACCACTCTTTGGTGTCATTGGGCTAATGCCATAACGAAAAATAAGAACAAGCCCTACCATATTTATAAATAGGGCAATAATGTTTAATACTGTTATCATAAAAGTTGTTTTTTTTATTATTTATACTCCTTTTCTCCCCTATATATTAGGTATGTTCGGGTAATAGTTGTGTCTCCAAGTTTTTCACCTTATCCTGCAATTCCGATACGTTCACTTCAAGTTCTGCAATTTTCTGATAGTTGGTAACTGGGTCTAAGAACTCAAAAGATATATGAGCTTGACACTCCCATATTTCCCTTATATCCTCTACTCTTACAGTAATATGTTTGTAATCTCTATTATCAGACTTACAATAAAGGAACCCTTTTTCCCTTGCCCTATTTGTTACCCTCTTTACGATTATCCCATCACATTCTGTGACAACTACACATACCCTATTATCACTCAACCACTCCCAATTTTCAACAAATTTACCTATTACGTAACTACCGTCCTGTAAGGTGGGGTACATAGAAAAACCGCTCACTTGAAACATACGATATGTACCATTTCGCATATCTGGGACACTGTATGTAGGTAGCTCCTCAATATAATTGCTATCATCATAGCCCTTAAGATAGCCCGCTTGGGCTTTTATGGACACTAATGGAATACGGTCATTATCTCTATCATCTACTACAACTACTTTAGGCATTAAACTACGCCCCTCTACCTTTATAGGCTCAATAATTTCCACACGAGGTGTTTTTATTACTTCTGTAGCCCTCTCACCTTTAAGCATTTCGCCATTTCCAGTGAGCAACCATTCTGCATTTAATTTAGGATGGTTTGACAAAATTTTGGCGATAACATCACCTCCTACTTCGCTATAAAGAGCGTTTCCTCTAAAATTTGAAGTGGCAACATTCAATTCGCCGAAAAAATTTTTCCTCTCAATCTGTTTATAATCAACATATTGAAGTATTCTTTGTTTAATTGGTGCTAAAATTTTGTCCATAATATTTTGTAGCGATAAAATTTTGACATACCTTTGCGCCAGAATTGGAACAATAAGTAACAATGGACAAAAGTAAGAAAAAAAAGTATAACAAGTACAATGCGAGCGTAATAAATGCATTGATTGAGAAACACGGTTTCTCTGGGCGATACATTCGCCAGTGTGTAAGTGGAGAGCGCACCAGCCTCTCAGCCGATAAAATCAGAAAGGACTACCAGAGTATGGTCGCCCCTTCTGAAAATAAAGTAAAAGAATTTTTAAACGAGTAAGCTATGAAAGTAGGAAACAAAGTAAGAGTATCGCCTTTTATCACCACAGACCCTTACGGTAAAACAGGGCAAGTAGGCGTATTAACGGGGGTATGTACCCGTGGAGATTTAGAGTTAGGCATTGTAACCTTTGCCGATAACAGTGTAGGTATCTACAACGTAGAATGTTTGGAACCCATAAAAGAATAATTTAAAACCTTTTAAACCCTATTTAAAATGAAAGTAAAAACCATTTACCTAATTAATGAGGACTTCCTCATCATCGGCAGAGAGATACGCACTACCTTCTTAGGTATGGTAGTGAAACGCGAAAAAATAGACTATCACAAACCAGTGAAGTACTGCCAATAACATTACATCACGTTTTTTATATTTTGATTTTATTGTTGTTTTTCCCCAAGTCAGTACGACTGTCAGCAACTGCTGGTGAAGCAAAATCACCTTGGGGAGCAAGGCAAAACGCCAAAAAAAAACAAAACTATGTACGCATTCCAAAATAACATATTATCTATCCCCGCACGCCTATTGTATGACGATTGGAAAGTAATGAGCTACAACACCTACAAATCGTACAGTCAGCGTGGTAAGCTCCAAGTTACCCAAGCGGGCAAAGGACAAGGTAATGAAGCGTGGGTAGCCTTTGAGAGCCTCCCCGTAGTGAAAGGTGTGAATGTTAAAGAATTTTGCGTGCGTATGCTCGGCAAGCCCGAGGAGGCTCACATCGTTACCAATGTATTAGAAGAGTATATTGTACCCGATCCCGAAGCCATCAACTTCTTTGCCGAGCATCGCAAACCTAACGGCAAATCACTCCCCCTCCCACAGCAGAGGGAGAAAGCCACCTCCGCTATGATACTGGGTGCCATCGAAACGCTACTTAAAAGCCGTCCGCTCACTGCCAAAGCCTTTGGTAAGCGCAAAACCCAAATATGGCAAAACATCAGCGAAGCGGTGAACGCCCTAAACCCCGAAAAGTGGAGTTTCTCATTACCTAACAACCCACGAAGCCTACAACGCAAATACAACCAATTCCTTACCGAGCGTTACGCTACCTTTATTCACAAGGGCGAGGGCTCCGACAACGCCAAGGTAGTAACCCCTACTATGGAACGCCTCTTTATATCCATCTGCTGTATGCCTAATAAACCTTACATCAGTTCGGTATACGATATTTACAAGCAGTTTCTATACGGCGAAATAGAACTTTTCGACCGCGCTACGGGTGAACTCTTTAATGTAGAAACCGACTTTTGCGATGAGAATGGCAACCTCTTAGAGGTATCTGAAAGCACCGTAAAACTATGGCTTAGCAAAGCCGAAAATCAGCTTATCATAGCCAAAGCCCGCAATGGAGAGTACGATTTTAGTCACAAGTTGCGCCCTCACGTTCACCGCCACGCACCTCTCTACTCAATGAGTAAAATAACCCTTGATGACCGCGATATAATGCACACCAAGCTACCCGACGGCAGCAAAGTAATGGCATACTATGCTTATGATGTGATGAGCACCGCCCTTATAGGTATTGCTCACAGCAAGAAAAAAGACACCGAGCTTTTCTTAGACTGCTTCCGCTCAATGTTTCAGTTTACTACCTCCTACGGCTTGGGTACTCCAATGCAGATAGAAGTAGAACGACACCTAACGGGAGAGTTTGCCGACGGGCTACTGAAAGCCAACAACCTATTTCCGTTTGTGCGGTTCTGTAACCCTACCAACTCACAAGAGAAGTATGCTGAGACAATGATACGAGGTAAAAAATACGGCATTGAGAAAGATAGACACCAAAACGTAGGTCGCCACTATGCCCGCCGTGATAGCAACCGCACCACGCAACAGAAGATATTCGACGAGTTCAACAACAATTACAAAGAAGCCAAAGCCTCTTATGATGATATTGTGGCAATGGAACTCCAAGAGCAAACCCTATACAACAACCAACCCCACCCCGACCAACAACGCTTCCCTGGTAAGACACGTTTGGAGGTATTTTTAGAGAACGTAAACCCTAATTTGCCACAACTCAACCGAGCTCTTTTAGCCCAATACATAGGCAAATGCACCACTACTACCATACGCCGTAGTCAGTATGTAACCGTACAATACCAAAAATACCAACTACCCAACCCACAAGTACTTACCTTATTAGCCCCCAACAACTACCAAGTAGAAGCCTATTACCTGCCTAATAAGGACGGTATTACCGAAGTGTATCTATACCAAAACGGAGCCTTTCTTTGCACTTGTAGCCCTGTGCCTACCTTCAACCGTGCTAATGCCGAATGGACTCAGCACGATGAGCAGCAATATGCCGAGGCAATGAGTTACGTTACCCAGTTCGACCAAATGGTACGTACCCAATCAGTGCAAAAGCTCAACCGCTTAGGAAGCCTCACCACACTCATACCCACAGCTACCGAAGTAGACTACACACCAGTAGACTACACCGAGACACCCGCCCTCAACTATCAAGAGTACAGCAAAACAAAAGTAGAAACCATAAATAAAGCATTATTAGACTTATGATAACCACAGCCCTAAAAGAAAAAATCGTACAAGCGATTGCCGAAAACCGACAAAACTACCGCTATGACACCCACCACGCCAAAAGTCTTGGCATCAATGGAGCCCAGTACAACCGTGTAATGAAAGGCGAACGCGATGGCGTGCTATCCGATGCCAAATGGATAAGTATCGCCCGCAAACTACAAGTGCAACTCCGCGACGAAGCCCCTTGGGTAACCGTAGAAACCGAAACCTTTCAGTACATCTACAGTCAGCTTACCGCCTGCCAAACACGCTCGCTTTCGGCTATCCTATGCGACCGCGCAGGTATAGGCAAAACACACACCGCCAAAGTGTATGTAAGCAAAAACAAAAACGCCGTATATATCGACTGCTCACAAGTAAAAACCAAACAAAAACTTATACGCAAAATCGCACAAGAGTTTGGCATTACCTATACTGGACGATACGCCGAAGTATATGAAGATTTGGTGTATTACCTCAAACAGCTTGAAACCCCATTAGTAATATTAGACGAAGCTGGCGACCTCGAATACCACGCCTTTTTGGAACTCAAAAGCCTTTGGAATGCTACCGAATATGTTTGCGGTTGGTATATGATGGGAGCAGACGGCTTGCAAGCTAAAATCGACCGTAATAAGGGTATTAAAAAAGTAGGCTATGCCGAAATATTCGACCGTTACGGCTCCAAATACAGCCGTGTAAGTCCACCCTCTGATAAAGAAGCCATCGAAGCCTTCCTACTTAGCCAAATAGCCCAAGTAAGCCAAGCCAACGGCTCTACTATCAGCCCTGCACAAATGTACGCTAACACCGCAGGAAGCCTCAGAAAAGTACGCACCGAAATTGAAAAGCAACGCCTACAACAACTCAATGATGGAAAATAACGAAAAAACAATCATACCCCGCGCCTACACCTATGAAGATTTAGCGCGCAAAAAGTACAAAACAATCGACCTATCACCTCAATGGGCAAACCATCTCGGCAAGGTAGAACGAAGTGGCAGCGTCCTTATCTATGGCGACTCAGGGCACGGCAAAACCACTTACGCCCTCCAACTAATGAAAGAGTTATGCCAAAGAGAAAAGGTACTATACAACTCCTTAGAAGAGTGCGGCAGCCTATCACTTATTGAAAACCTCGACCGCTACGGGCTCAAACAGCACCGAAAACGCTACACCGTGCAAAAAGAATATGTAGACAAAATGATGTTACGCCTGGACCGTCCACAACAACCTAAAATAGTATTTATTGACAGCATACAAGAGTGTTTCGACGGCAAGCCCGCAAGCCTATACAACAAGCTCATCGAAGCATTTCCTAACACCCTCTTTATTGGCATATCACAAACCGACAGTAAGGGGAACCCAAAAGGAGCCGTTGCCAACAAATTCTACTGGCTTAGTCAAAACCGTATTTATGTAAAAGACTTCCGAGCCTACATCGAAAAAACACGTACTGGAGCCAATGAGTTAGAGCCCTATCTCATCTCAGCCGAAAAAGCCCAAGAACGCGAATTTAAACTCTTAAAAACACCCTAACACCTATGAATACAATACCCCAACAAATCACCTATCGCCACGCCCTCGCCCACCAATTAGGGCTCACCTATTTGCAGTACGAGAACCTCCGCTATGAGTTCTATATAGATTGGTGTATCCACCTTTTAGCTTGTCCCCCTTCGGGGGTTCGGGGGCTACACCTCAAAACCCTCATCACCCACGACAACTTAATGAACTGGTACGACGATCAATGGTACGAAATAGTTGAGCAAGCCATACACCGACACTACGGGCAAGATATCAGCATCTACACCCCAGAAGAAATGCTTGACCTCATTAGCTTCTATGCCGCCAACATCTTAGACTACTACCCAAGCGTACTCCTCAAAAAAATAACCGCCCGTGCGGCTCGCACCGAACACTAACCGAAGATAAACCGAACACAAGATGAGAATAGAACCTAACGAAATAAGCGACTACGAGTATATCAATCGCAAAATGAGAGAGCACGCACAAGAGCTCCTCAAAACCGCCAAAAAACAAAAACGCCCCGTGCGATACCTCCCCCAAGGCATCAGCGGTGATAGCGTGCGATGGTGGTCAGATCTCAAAGAATACGGAAAATTAGTAACAAAATAACAACTATGAATAGCAGATTTTTAGCATACACCGAAGCCCTATCGCTCGACACTTTCGTACAAATACTCACCTTCGAGCAACGGATGCAAACCTGCCAATTCCGAGCAGGTAAAACCGACAAAGTACCCGCCTTAGTCCAAGAGCTACAAGATTGGATAGAGCGAAAACGCTGGCTACCTCCCGCTTTTCGTTACGACACCAACACCTTAGAACTACAGTGGCAAGACGAAAACGACCAATGGCAACCACTAACCGCACACCCCCTATACAAAGCCGAAGTAAATGGAAAATAACAAATAACAATTATCAATTATGACAGTAGATTTAAGTAAACTCACCGCCGACGAACTCAAAGCCGAACTACAACGCCGTGAACAAGCACAAAACGAAAACCGCGAGGCATACAAAGCCCTCGTCAATGAAGCAATTCCGCAAATCATCGGTAAGCTGCAAACCTATTCCGAGCAAATGGCAGAGGTGAAATTGCATACTTTTGAAGCTCTAAAAATTCTCTTGGACACCAAAAACGAAGTCTACGAAGTAAAAGGCGACCAACAAAGCCACACCTTCACCGATAAGCACGGCAACACCATCACCTACGGATTCCGCGTCATTGACAACTGGGATGACACTGTTAATGCCGGTATAGAGAAAGTAGGTCACTTTATCTCATCACTGGCTAAAGACGACGACAGTGCCAAACTCGTTTCAGTAATCAACCGCCTACTCAAGAAAGACGCCAAAGGAAATTTAAAAGCCTCCAGAGTGTTAGAACTCACCCGTGTAGCCAAAGAATTTGACAACCCTGACTTCACAGATGCAGTAAAAATTATTTCCGAATCCTACCGCCCACAACGTTCCGCCTTCTATATCGAAGCCAATATCCTCGACGAGCAAGGCAAAAAGTGTAACATACCTTTGTCACTCTCATCGGTAGACTTCCCCCCAGGTACAGACATTAAACACCTCTTCCCAGTACACGAAAAGTACGAAGAGCAAGCCACCGCATAACAACACTTTTAGCTATCTCGGTAGCTAAAAGATGCTCCTCCGCCCTTAGGAAGTCGCTGGCAATAAGAGGACGCTCTTATGAGATCTACTAAGGCGAGGAGCTTTTTAAATAACCTTTAAACACCGTTTAAAATGAAAAAAGAAACCACAATAAAACCCCACCAAATACGTATCCTCCAAACCCTTTTAGGCAAACGCTTTAAGGACAGAGAAGCCCGCCTACACTTTGTATGTAGCTTTATAGGGCGAGAGCTTCCCAGTACCAAAAACCTAACAGAAGACGAGTTTTTCGCCCTCGCCCAGCACCTTGGTTACCATTTTGAGATGCACGCCTACTTTAATATCGAAAACAAGCAACACCTAAAGCTATTAGCCCTATGCCACGAACTCGGCTGGCGAGATAAGGTAAACCCTAAGTACGCCGACATCAAACGCCTTGGCAAATGGTTTTGTAGTAGCAAAAACCCATTCAAAAAAAGCCTACAATCACTTACACCTAATGAAGTAGGCAAAGTGAACAATATATTTGAAAAAATGAACGAACAACGCTATGAAAGAAGTTAGAAAATTAGCAAATGAAAAAGTTAGCAAATTAATAGCCAGTGCAGCTCGCACTTGTTCTCATAAACATAAAGAGCTCCGCACCCTTGCCCACTACTGCACTGTAGAAGTAACTGCTCTCTTTTGCAAAGACTGTGGCAAGCAATTAACAAAAGAAGAGTGGAATGTATAACAATTTAAACACAAAATACAATGGAAATAGACAATTATGATGTGAGTTACTCCTCAATCTGCGATAGGATTAATGGAGACCCTCAAGCAGCAAAAAAAGAGCTATTGCGTTTGTGCAATTTGACTATAAAAGCAGAAGAAAAAGTTAAAAAATTAGAAGAGGAACTAAGTAAGGCAAAAACTGATGTAAGATTTTTTAAAAAAGGCATATACAACACCTTTCATTACTTCCGCAACCAAATTGGCAAACTACCCTCCTCTGTTATCCTCCGTGAAGGAAAGACGATATACGTCATTAAGTACTTCGATGATGATAACATTACAATAAATGTTGAAAAGGAAAGTTTTTAATTACTAAAACACAAAGAAAATGAGAACAATCAAAGATTTAACCGTAAAAGTAACCTAC